AATTAATTCCTGATTCTGCGGTATTAAATAAGGACTTGTTCTCTCCATTTCTTCTATAGCATTACCTAATCTTGTCATCGCCGAACTTAAAGCTATTACTTCTACAGCTCTTTCATCAATATTTCGCTCTGGTGACATCCTCGCAGTCCTCCCATTCGGATTAGTAAAGTTCATACTAATTTTGCCGTCAACCCCCCTGACAACATCGAGCTTATCACCCATTAAGCCGTCCATAATGCTTACAAAATTAATAGGCTTGTATTTACTCGCTATTGATTCTGATGCGGATAATTGCCTAATTGGTGCAGGGGGTTGTTTAGGTCTAAACCACTTCCTTACTCCTCCCATATTTTATACTCCATCAATCATTAAATAATAATATGTTTTAGGTTCTCTGACATTATACTCCGTAAACCCTGCAAACTCAAGAAGTCTAGGACTTACGCTAGTAAATGCCGTACTATATAAAACCTTTAAACCAAATCCTTTAGCTACAGATATTAATTTATTCATTAAATCATCTCTAAGGCTTCTACTAACCCAGCGATTACGCCATTTCGGCGTAATATCTATATGTACTTGTCCCCCTACTCTGTCCTGTGGATGCTCATATACAGTCAAGTTTCCAACTAAGTCCCTACCCTTTCTAATACTTAGATTAAATATAGCTTCTTCGCATAAATTTAAATTAGTTCTTATTATTCTCATCTTATCCCGTAATTCCAAATCTTCTCAAAGCTAAATATACATTATTTTCAAAATCGCCAATTCCAACAGGGACAAAACCTCTTATATTCATAGGATCGCTACTAGCTACTACTAGATGCCGTCTTTGTAAACGAAAATCAGGTGATAATATCCTCGATGTAAAAGGAAATGTTTTATCACTAGAATCTCTTGAAAAATAAGCATACTCCTGTGCTGGTTTTAATCTCAAGTATGTATCATTGATAACTCCAGTAGCTAATTTGTTTTTCGTGATACATTGAACCCTATTAAAATGCCGAGATCCAATAGTATTAGGCTTTATTTTATTAGGTGTTATAGTTCCATTTTTTATATGCCTGCGTAAAATGATTTTTGACCAATATAAACTTTCATTAGCTGGAAATACTGGTAAGTTATTCGGAATTATACCAAGTTTATTGTATGTAGTAATAGTGTTAGGAGCAAATTTATCAGTGGTAATAGAAAGATCATTAAAGTTATTACCTGTAATATTTAGCGTCTCTGCTATCATTTCATCAGGCACGGCAGCATCTATTATATCTAATATTTCCTGATTTAGATGTTCCTTGATAATTGATCTATCTGCAATATCAGCATAAGTAATAGCTCTATCCTCAATATTAACAGTATTTATAAACCTATACCCTGGTACATCACCATTTCTATAAGTAAGTACCATGTTTGCATTGGTTGGACCAGATGCTAAATCTAATTGTCCAAGATTATTGGAAACCAAAACTTTGCCATTTGCGACTGCTTTTTCTATTTTAGTAGCTGCAATAGTCCTATCAACAATAACATTATTTAAAGCATTCCAAGTAACAGAACCATCACCAACATTAGTAAGAAAATAATTAGCACTTCCATTTATCCCAGGTAACGCTCCAGCTACTAAAGCATTAATATCTGGTATAATTTCATTATTTAAATAATCTGCAACAGATGCAAACTCCGAATCAATATCAGCAGATTCAATCAATCTTTTATTATTTCTTAAAGTACGAAAATAGGATAAATCCCTGTTTAATATATCTGCCATCTATACCCCAAGTTTTGCTCTAATTACTGGATCAAGTGCTGATGCAGGTATTAGATTAGTACGATTGCTTCCTGGTCCAACACCAGAAAGCCATACACTACCATCCTGTATATGTCTTGGCTCTATTGCTCCATTTTCAAACTGATGTTCACTTAACAACCTTGTGTAAAATCCAAATCCAGGAGTAGGACCAATTAAAGTATCTGTTATTGACTCATCTATAATATTATCAGATGTAAATGTATAATAGATATCATCATCAGCATCTAAGGATGTGCGAACCTGTAAACCATTATATTTAAAGCCAGTGTAAACCTCAGTCGTTGGAACTGGTATACTAGCGGGACCGTATCCTCCAAGGATTGCTTGATCCGCTATATGTCTATTTTCTATAGAATTATCACGCCAAGCAAAATTCCACGCACTTATACCATTTTGTCTAGTTACAAGCAATGTAGGGTCAATTTTTTCTGCTGTTAAACTATTATCTTGTAAATTATTTTCTACAATTTGCGCCTCTGCAATATTCTCGTTTAATATCATTCTAGGAGCTGCAAATAGAGCTTGTCTAAGTCCATCTCCTAAATGTTCAATCTTTATCGCTCCTAAAGCTATATGACCGCCTATTAAAGTCTTATCAGCAATATCTCCAGTATTTACTTTACGCCAAGTAGCTGATCGACTATTTCTGGAAAACAATATACTATCATTTAAGTTAGATGGTAGAGCCGCCCAATTACCATTTGAACTAGTTGTTATAACACTAAAAGGAGCAACATGGGTAAATTTGCTAAGCGGAATGGAATAATCGGGGAAAATATTAGAATTAATACGCTCCCATTTAGTCGTCCCATCACCGACATTAAGTAGGCCTGCTCCAGCTAAAGCAGGGTTATTTACCCCTATAAATTGACCTTGTACAAAGTCATTTATAATAGGAACTATTTTTGTATTCAAATAATCCACCATATTATTAAATTGCAAATCCAAGTCCTCCGCATTTATCATCATGGCACGATCTCTCATGACTTGGAAATATGCAGCATCTCTTGTAAATTGATCTATACTCATATTACAAACCCAATTTGTTTTTCCAATCTTTAGGTATATTATTTACCCCTATACAACCATCAGCTAATAATTGCCCTATAGGTCTTGGTGTTCTTAGATTTTTCCAATTTCCGTCAGAAGAATATTTAAAACGATCCCCATTTAAACTACCATTTGCAATATTTCTGCTAGTAATTGCCCCACGAGCAATATTTCCAACATTAAAAGCTTTGTACCCTTCCGTATCGCAATATAGACCTGACCATATTTGAAAACCAGGTACTATTTTTGTGTGATCAATAGGAGAGGCAGCACCTGGATAATAATTTAAGTATTTTGCGCTTGTAATAAAGTTATTAGGCGCAGTATTACCTCCCAAAGCAATTTGTGTGTTATTTGTTCCAATTAAATAATTAACCATTGACTGACTAAGCACATTGGCCGTTATAGCTCCATTAGCTATTTTGCTACTAGGTATTGTATTTGCTGCTATTAATTGATTTCTAATAACTGTTCTAATATATGATCTCTCAAAACTTATGCCAAAATTTTCAGACCTAAGACCTCCTACTGCAATTTTATCGCTGGTTATTACCCTATTGCTAATTGAGTCGTTACCTACTATTTTTTTCCAGATAGGAGTATTCTGGACTCTTGCAGTTAAAGCTAAACCACTACCAGCAGGGCTTACTGGTCTAAATATTTGATTATTATCGGTAGCAAGTATTGAACCTGGATTGGCTTGGACAAGTTTTGCAAGAGATAATGAATAATCTGGTATATATTCAGCTTTTGGTAAATCCCATTTAGTAGTACCATCACCAACGTTAATAAGATTTTTATTTGCGTCTATGGGGTTGTTAGAGCCTGGTACTTGACTAGAAATTAACTGATTTAATGTCGGAACTATAAACTGATTAATGTAACTGCCTATAGTAGTAAACTGTTTGTCAAAATCACCAGCTTTGATAAAGTCATTTCTGGCTTGAACCTTAGCAAAATAATTATTATCAAAAATTAATGGATTTAAAGGCATTAATTAGCTCCTCCTGCTAAAAATAGCTTATTAAAAACAAATAAATCATTGCTTGTCCCTGATAATTCAATCATTAAGGAATCAGCAGTAAATCTAACTATTTCATGAGTAAAAGATGTTTCGTTTAAAGGATAAGGTTTCAAACCAAAAGGGGAAACATCATATAATACCCCTTGCTTTTCTATAGTTAATTGCTCATTAATACTTTGGGTCTCATCCTGATCAGTATAAATACGCAACCTACACTCGAGAGGCTCTAGGGTTTTACTATCAATATAAACATCGGTATTTGACCATGTATTTTCAAAGAAAGTCCAGTTATAGGCAATAAACCATGACATATAACCTTTTCCGTATTCAAGATAGGATTGACCGCCTACTTTATCAGAATATACTAATAAATCCCCTTGCGGCATTCCAAGATACAAATTTTGGGTAGTTGAATCATATAATATACTTGAACTTTCAGCAAAGTTTTCACTAAATACAACCCATGCTCCCTCAGCGTTTAATTGATAGACAAAACAGCTATATTTAATTCTAAAACCTAAAAATCGCCCATAAGGATATAAAAAAGCTCTCATACTTCTAAAATCCCGATCAGTTTCTATAAAACTAAGCTGGCTATTAATATAATGATCTATAGGAGTAGAAAATTGATAAGATACTTGTAACTTCCTCTGTAGATATTCACTTACCGAAGTTAAGGAAACAATCCCATACTTAGATAAAAATATAAGATTATTAGGAACTTCTACAAATAAAGTTTGCTGTATTACTCCCACTGGCAAAGTTTGTTCCCATTTAAAATCTGGTAAGGTAATGTTTTGTCCGTCATCATTAGTTGTTGGGTCTTCCCCAATAAAAACTTGGGTTGTCTCTCTTCCAAAAAATAAAGTCCGCCCCTCAAACATTGTTATTGCTTCCAGATTATCTGGCACGCTGGAATTACTAGCCAGATTAATAAAGTCAATTTGATTAGTTTGTGGGTTAAACCAATCATAAATACTTTCTGTTTTAGCAGCATAATAAGCTCTCATAGCAAGTAGCGGTGGTCTGAACTTATCTTTGTATGTTCTACCCTCTGCTACTGCCCATAACCTTTTATGTACAACGGCTAGATAACTAAATGATGGACATAGTTTTTGATATATTATTTTTCTAATATTTGCTCCAGGTTGAAAATTAGTTGTTATTGTTACTGCAACCTGATTATTAGCAGGGGCGTTATATACTATATTTTGAACTATAAAATCTATACTTCCTCCAGCTTCCCAAAATATAGTTGGCCTATCACCTATTTTAAGATCAGCTTGCAATGTAGCAAGGTAACTTTGTGGAATAGAAAAAGTAAGATTAGCTCCATTCCTAGTAATTGGGGTAACATTTGGAATAGGAACAGGAGCTTTTAAACCTACTAATTGATTGCCATCATATACTTTTACTGGATCAACACCATTGGCAATTAATAATTTTCCTTGAAAGTTTACGTAAGAGACGATAACAAGCGGGTCTACTTGATCTGTTATGATTTCGTAATCTTCGTTAGCCGTAACTCTAGCAATTAAAGCTCGTTCAATATATATTTGAAATTCATCCTCAATACTGTCAATATCAACAGGAAAGTCAATAACTATTGTATCTTCAGTACTTTCAATAACTTTAATCTCTGTTTCAATTCCAAGATTCTGCTTTATGTAAATACGTATTCCATCATTAATAGAATTTATTAAAAAGGTTTTGTAATCTGGTTGGAAATCATTAGGAATAATTGCTGCTCTGCACCACCCAGCTAAATCTGGATGCTCATCAATTGCAATATTATCCTGATCTATAGCCGACTGATCAAGATACCTTACATAAACTAATTTTTCAGATGTTCCGTTATCTTTTAAAAAAGGCATAACAGCTATAACTTCTCGCCAGTAAGCAGCATCATCAAAAGGAAAACTTGCAGCAAGTCCCGTCCCATACCGCAACGCTCCAGTTTTATTATCGCTAACTAATATGTTCTGAATAAACCTTGCATAGCTAATATCGTCCTTAGTATTGGTATTAATACCCTTAAATGGAAATGGTACGGCTATAGTTTGCGGGTGATGATTAAACATTATAGCCCATAATTTTTAAATTTAGCTAACGTCTCTTTATCTTTTTCCCATACATTCCTTATATAAGCCATTTTATCCATAAAGACTTTATTACTGAAATAAAAGTAATATAAAGCTCCATGGACTAGGAATATATGATACGGAAGAGGATAAACGGGTGTATCAGTCTCAAGATTGTCATCGTTTACTGTTTCAACTAGACGTTTTGGATTTTGGGTATAATAAATAGTTAAATGTTTTTTGTTTATATTGTCTGTAGGGTCTACTCTAGTTTGATATTTAATGCCTGAAGTTATATTAGTATATATGTATCCAAACCTAAAAACATACTCATTAGGAGCAACATTAACTATAGTATGATTCCCTTGTTTTAGAGAAGTACGGCCAGCAACAACAGTGTCTAATTTAAACAAATCAGCAGGAGCTTTAAAAGCACCTATATCATTATCTCCCCAAGGTACTGCGTTTCTTGTTTGGACATCATCAAAATAAACATATTCTTCCCTAAGTATTGATTTTAATCCAGAAGACGCTATTTCGTAAAGCTCATCATTTGCCATATTTAAGTATTGCAAATAGGTGGCTCTTTCTTTAGGCGTTAGTTCGCTCTTATCAGTACTTAAGCGATTTGTCAGTTCTATTAATTCCGTTACGTTCATAATACCTCTAAAAGGATATAAAGGAGGTTTTTACCTCCTTTATTTAGGTGCTTTTACTCACCAGCATTAGTACTGTAAAATAATTGTACCATTGCAATTTTATCAGCAAACAAGTTAATCTGAGCAGTAGGTATCCTTAAAATTAATTTAGAATTAACAACTGACAAAGAATTAACGTTGGCCGCTGTTTTATCCCAAATTCCAATAAAGGATGGTGTTGCTCCCGCTCCTACTTGTTCTACAGAATTTGGGTCATACACACCAAGTAATAAAGCAGCAAATACAGGACGAACCCCTGTAATTCCTAACTTTACTAGATCAACTGTAATATAACTGTTATTTCCTGCAATCAATCCACCAGCAGGAATAGTAATAGCAACTAATTTACTGATAATTTGCTCGGCATAAGAAGCATTAACAGCGATTGGAGTTACGGCATCTGCTCCAGCACTATTTCCAGTTGCTCCAGTTATTACGCTTGGGTTAACGTTATTAACTGCTCCTGCTGCTACGTGTGGATCTGTAGCTGTAATATTATATTTGTTTAATATAAACATAATTATCCTCTTTAAGCTATGGTTGTAAATGAATGAACTACGCCATATTCAACTAGATTGTTATTGTTTCCTTTAACGCCTCTAGCTTTTGATGGGTATTTTAGTAACTTAAGTCCGCTTATTTCGTTATGAGCAAGGCCCTTGTATAATTCGTAGTCTGTAGAACTTCTGAAAGTAAAGGTTGGAGTTTGACCCATACCAAAACCAACAGCAGCAGCACCGCAGAACATAGAATAAGCATAAGTTTGATCATTCGCGACATTCCTAATAAGGAAATTGCTAAGTTCTGGTATAACAATCACCATGACACCCTCAATAGTTCCTTTATACATAGAACCATAAAGAATTGATGGTTGATCCTGATTCTCAATTACACCTCTATTTACTTGTGCTTGCCATACTGGATCAGTAGCAAGCATATTATAAGTCTCAGGAGCTATAAATAATACGTAGCGCTTATCTTCAAAACCTAAATGAGTTTTGTATTTATAAGGTCTAATAGAAGATTCTTTCACTGTGAAAGTGTTGTCAGTAATTGTTAAACTTTGACCAGTTGCAGCTTGATTAAACAACTGCCTAATATGATTTACGTTCATTTTATGACGATCAGCAGCAAAACCACCGTTACCACTAATCAAAGCTACTGCAAGACTAGCATAGGTAGTTTTAGAATTGTTACCATTTCCGGATAAAGTAGGATCACCAATCAATATCCTTGCTCTAGAGATTCCGCCTGCTGCTTGATCAAGACGAGATGCAAGTATTCTAGCTCTTAAATCAGCATAAGTGAATTGTTGATTAAGATTTGGAACAACACCAGCTGCACCGCCATCAAAAGCAAGTGCAAAAGACTGTAAAATCCTTTTTGTGTTAAGCATATCTGCCTGAGATAATAGGTCTGCTCTAACATCAGATTCTAGTTGAAACTTGGTTTGCAAGCTCATAAGTTGAGTATCAGTTAGTAATGTGGCGAACCTTATTCTGCCAACATCTACCATGTCGCTAACATAAGTTAGCTCTTGCTCGTTACCCTCTAACTGTTCGTTACCGATAGCAACAGCTGGGTCAAAAGTTTGCCTAAGTGGGAATACAATACGATCACCATCACCTTTGCTTTCCATTTTGTTATAAATAACAGCATCACTACCGCCCATAAAACGAGCAAAGTTAGTAACGTTGCGATAATCCTGTAAATAAGGAATTAATACATTTTTCTCAAACAGTTCGGTTTGAAATAAATTACCACGATCAAATGTCGCCATTTTTATTACCTTTCTTTTTTGAATGTTAAAAAATATTAACTTTAAGTAAAAACCTAAAATTTTATTAATTAAATTCCAAGAACGGGAGAAATCTTTTAAAGGCAAGTTATGAGGGAGAAATTACTATTAAAATTAGGTAAGGATTAACCGCCTAATTACCAATAATAAAATGCCTCTCTTCCTTAACAAGAAATGCCATTGTCTCTAATTTTGCCAAATATCAGCAAAGCTTTTAGTTTGTTTCGTACTCGCAAGGTTAGAAACTTTAGAATTTATTGACCTATTATGCACTATCCCTTCCGTAGTGTCAACCTCGCTCTCAAGCTGTTTATTACGTTTTTCCAGCTTTTCTATCTTGGCATGTAGGGATTTAATAAACGGAAGTAAACCACCATTTTTAGTTGCTCCTTTATAAACTGTCTCGTAAATATCAGAGCCAGTAGTTATTATGTGATCAATTACTACTTCTGGACTTTCGCTAAACATATAATTAACTATCTTTTCTTGTTCATCCTGAGGTAATAGAGGGAAAAATCCAAAAAAAGCTTGATATTTTTCGTCTAGTTCCGAAGTTTTATTATATTTTTTAAATATATTAAATTCTTTATCAAGATTAGCTTTAAGCTCTGCGTAGGAATTGTCTTTTTTACCTTCTTGTAAATTCTCATCACTTATAGCCGCTTCATCAAAGGCTTTAAGCGCAACGCTTGCTTCATCTTCATTTATAAGCGAATCTTCCTGTAATTTGGATAAAAACTCGGTTATTTTCTTTTTAGCATTAACATAAGCAGCATTTTTCTTATGTCCCCAAGATTTTGCATCATTTAATTGCTTTTTTAATGATTCATATTCAACTTTTAAATCAGCTTTTAACAGTTCTTTTTGCTGCTCTTCGCCGTTCTCGGTTGTTTTTGCCTCTTCTTGGACGTTTTCTTGTTCTTGCTCATTTTTAACCTCTACTTTTTTTGGTTCTTCGGCTTGTATTTCTTGGGACTTAACTTCTTGCTGCTTTTTATCTTCTCCCCTTACCTCGCCTAGAAAGATTTTAGCAAAGGCATCATCAACAGTAGTTTTATTTAAATTCTCAGTCATATATTTATTTTGTATTTATTTGATTGTTCGGTATCTCTTCTTGGACCTGTGCCTCTGTTTGTCCTCCTTGTCCCTGCATCATATTTAAAAATGCCTCATTTAAAGCATAAGCGTCTGATTCAGTAAAACCTAATTTCTTTAAGAATAATGGTTCTGATAAAATAAAAGCTGGATTAGGGCTATTAAGTAGAGCCTCAAATTTAGCTGCTTCTTCTTCATGAGAGGTAGCAAAGTTTGGAGCAAAATCAGAAAAGATTTCAAAATTAATAGTTGATATTTCATCACTTAAATATCCCTGATTAAATTTATTATCTTTGTAGTAATTAAACGCATATTGCAGGTTTTTAATACCCCTGATAGTATCAAGAATTAATCGCCCTTCGGAAAATAACATATGCTCATAAGTTGCATGCAAAGGGTTTTGAGTCCTTGCAGCATTAACAGCTCTAGCCTGAATAGCAACACCGCTTACTGCGTTAGTCTGCTCTCCTTTTAATTCATCAAATAACTGAGTCCTCTGTTCAAATTCAAGGTCAATCCTATTTAGTGTCCTCTCTAAGAATGGTAATAATGTTTCAGAATTAATTAACTGTACCTGATGAGGATTTTTAGTAAAAATCATCCCATCACGTCTGTTAAGTTCTCCCCGTAATATTGGCCGCATTTTTTCTAGGTTTACATTGTCCTCATCAATAATCAAATATTTTGAATTAAGACCATGAATTGTTTTAGTCCACACATAATTTAGACATGTAGAAAGAGGAATAAGTCCATCAACTACGCCGTAAGGAATGCTCAAATAGTTTCTTTTTAAACACAAAGGTACTAAAGGGAAATGCTTTTGATTAGGTATCTGTCCGTCAATAGGTCCATGTTCTAAGAGCACATCAGCGCAAAATACACCTTTCCAAATTTGCGTTCCCTCAAGCTCTTTTGGACTAGTACCTTTTACTTTCCTGCTTTCTGCTATTTCCTTATCAAAAGTAGAAAAATATTGTTCTGTAACAACCCCGTCAGGAGTATCAGGAGGAAAAGCAACTATTGCCTCATAATATTTAACGTTCTTTTTATAGTATACTTCAACAATACGTGCTGACCTACCAAGCACCCATAATTCTTCTAGTCCGTCCCCATGATTTAAATCAGAATAAGGAATATAATCATCCCTGATTGCTCCCGCTCCTCCGCTTGCAAATTCGGTAGTTGAACCATTACCAGTAGGTTTGCCGATTAAATTATCAAAATATTCTGCATATTTAGGGTAACGTTTTTTTAGTTTTGTCCCATTAACAAAGTAACTACGACAAACAAACTGTGAGTCTTCCATACGAGCAGATTGGTCATCTGGATCAAAATAAACTTCTCGTGGGTCTACATAATCATAGAAAAAAGTACATGTTGAATCTGGTTCATAACCAAAATGAGACCAACCAAGTCCTCCTATTAAAGCATCAGTGTATTTCTGAGTGGATTTATTCTGAAAATCGTTTTGTGCTTGAATAACATAAAGCATATTATTCAAGTATTCAGCTAGCAAATCGTGTTTTTGCAGTGCTGTAGTAGCTTTGAAAGCTATTCTTTTTCTTGCTGCTATCTGCAAGGATGTATAAGTAGTAACTATCGGCTCTATCCTGTTTACGACAAAAGGCATAGCTCCGACATCTGCAAACTCACGTTTTAATTCTTCATTCCATTGATCGCCGTAATAGAACTTAAGGTTTTCGTCATATTGCAAACGCCATTTTTTACGTATTTCTGAATTAGCAGAATAGTAAAAATAATCTTTTAATTCTTGTAATACTTTTGCTTTGGCAGGTGTTAGATTTATCATGTTTTTAAATAATATTTTCTATATCTTCTACCTCTTCATACCCACTGATGATACAATCAAAGTTATTGTCGTATCCGTCCGAATAACAGACTAAACTATCGCCGTCTAATAATCTGTGCTCTACAACCTCAGAAGCGTCGCCATAAATAATAGCTAGCAAATCCGTAGTCTGATTTGGAAGTATTAAAAGGTTTTCAGCAATAAAAGCTTCCTGCACTGGGTTTTCTAGTAACGCTATTACCTGCAAATTAAGCCTGATATTCCTACCAGACCTATTGCAGCATCTAATTGACTTGATAACAACGTTACCTTCGGAACTAAAAAGAGCAGTTTTAGAATCACTTAAATTATTAAATAATAGCCTGATAGGTTTAATAAAGTTCACAATCTTTTAAAAATTCCTGTAATTCATTATATTTTTGGATAAACACTTCTCTATCCTCGTCGGGCATTTCTGCTCCGCTACTTTTATAAGAATAATAATCCATTACTGCTTTTTTTAAAAAATCAGCTAAAATGCCAAATTGAGCAACTTTCTTAGAACATTCGCACATTAAGGCGAAGTCCTTTAAGCTTTTATTGTCCATAAAACTTAACCTATGGCTTTTTCTAAAGCCTCAATTTGAGCTTTTATAAATTGGATATTATTTAATAAAAGAGTTTTACGCTCAGGAGTTGCTATTGTTGACTCATTAGAAAGAAATAACACTGCATCACTGTATAAAGCCTGCATGTGTTTAGGTAAACTTTGAACAATATCAATTGTATTCATAATGTTACTCGCAAGGATTAATTTATATTAAAGGTATTATAACTTAAATTAAGATTTAATCAACTACTAGCTTCTAAAATAGCTATGATTTCATCATTTTTATTAATATTTGCTTGATATATAGCAATATCTGCATCACACTGAGTTTTTTGCTCATTGAAATAATCAATATTAGCCTGTTGCTGCGCTATAGCAGCGTCAATATCTGATTTTTGTTGATTTTTCTGAGAGATTAACAGATTCATTTCAATGTTTTCTTCGTTCATGTGAGCGATTAGTTCTTGTTTTGTACTCATAATTTTCCTCGTATTTTAAGTTGTTAAATTGCAATTACTGTCATCATATATCTTGATACAGTTACTGTCCTGGTTGCAGCAGTCATAGTTACCCATAGCTCAACATAATCATTAGTATTTAAAGTTGTTGTAGTATTAATGTTAAAAGGCATTGTTGGTATCGATCCAAGTACGTTATTTAAATTAAATGATATCCTTGACTCAGGTATCTGTGCTCCATTTTTATATATAGCAAAAATTATCTCATTAGTATTACCTGTATTGTAAGTAGCTGTAAAAGAGCAGGTAATTAACGCAACAATAGAAGTAGTACCTGTGTATGTTATCCTGTTAGATTGAGGCATTGATGTTTGATTTAAGTTAGAACTGGTAGTAGTACCAGCAACTTTTACAAAAGTATTTGCAGTAGAAACTGTTGTACCAGTTGCATTACCTTGCATGCTTAAACTTCCAGATGGTCTTCTAGCCCATAAAGTATTATTTAAAATAGTATCACCTGCGGCAGTAATTGTTCCAGTAACATTGCCATTTGTACCTATTACTAAATTACTACCGTTATAAGTCATAAGATAGCTCTGGTTGAGCGCGTTATTATGACCTAATGCTACTTTATCAGTACCTTCGTTTTGAAAGACTATATCGTTTAACGTAGCTGGAAAACTATCATTACTTACCTCTATAGAATGTCCTGATACATTCCTGGTAAGGAGTAATTTACCATCTCCTTTTAACCTCATTAACTCAGTTGAACCCAAATTGCTAATTCCTGTGTACCATACATGAGCTGCGGTTGGTAGGTCAATCTGGTATCTTAACTCCCCATTTCCTATACCAAAACCAAAAAATTGATGATCATTATTAGCTGTTTCCCACAACACCGCCCTTCTGTTAGCAACCACATTACCAAACTGTAATGCTGCATTAGGAGAGTTAGAGCCTCCAATTCCTATATTTCCATTATTTGAAATAACAAATCTAAGAGCAGTAGCATTACGATCGGCTATTTCAAAAAAACCTGAGGATGAACTTCTTAACTCAAAATTCTTTCCATTAGCCGAAGTGTTTTGTAATTCTATTTTTATATTAGTTAAACCACCTACTACTCTTAACGCTGATTCTTCACCAGTTAAATTTTGCACACCTCCATTTATTTGAACTTTGGCTAAAGTCGGCGTTATTGTACCGAATCCAAATAATCCTGTTGCAAGAAAAGCGGCTATTCCTGTACCATTTACTCTAAAAGCAAGTCTATCATTAGAAAACTGAGCTAAATTAATATAAGAATAGCCATTACTTCCATCATATCCCATCTCAAGATAATCTGTAGACGTGCCAGCTCTATATCTTGTAACCGCTGATGGATTTGGATTAACAAGCGAGAATATGGAAGAAGTTAAAGCATTTGAATAGTTAAATATTTGAGTCGCACCTGAAACTGAAATATTAGAATTAAAAGTAGTAATAATATTTGCTGAGCTACTAGTTCCCGTAACTGCTCCAGTTAAAGTATAAACTGGTAAATAATTATTTACTGTATCTAGTACGAATTGTCTATTAGCGGCATCAGTGCCAGCGGTAGGAGTTGCAACATTTATTCCTTTCCAACCATTAAAATTTAAAGTCGTCCCTAGATTTATTCTTGATCCTACGCCAGGACTACTATTTAAACTAACTGAAAGTATTGGGAAAGTAGAAGCACCAGATTCATTTGACGGAATAAAATTCAGTTCATAGGTAGCATAATTATCCCCAAGTGCAGGGATGGAATTCCCTATAAAAAAAGATTCTTGCCAAAATCTACGTTTACTAGTTAGAGCATCATCAGCAACAACCTGATGTACAATTGATTTATTTGAGTAACTATCGTTTAATTTATGCACAAGATAGTATGGTGCTTGAGATCCGCTATTAGTCCAATTATAATTTAATTGTGTAAAAGGCAAATTTACATCAGGACCAAACCCACTATCAACTATACTATTTACAGCAGCGGCAAAATCACTAATTTGAGAACTTGTAATAATTGCACTAGAAATTAAACCGTTTACTGCTGAGTTAAAATCAGTAATTTGAGAAGTATTAATAGGAGTCAATGTAGTATTAATAGTACTGCTACCTGTACCGGTAATTGCTCCAGTTAAAGTAATTGTTGGAGCAGTTATAGAACTTATTAAATCTTCTACAAATCTTTTATTAACTAGGTCTGTCGGGTTAGTAGGATCAGCTGAATTAACAGCTTTATTACCGTTTAAATCTAAATTGCCATCAAGATTAAATCCACTAAAAGATACAAAAGTATTAAATAATACACTTCCATCTTGATTAAATGTCAAAATATCATTTCCAGTACTCTCAGCATTTACAAAACTCTGTAATTTTAGAGAACCAGAAGTATCACCAGTATTAGTAGTATGTCTCCAACGGAAACCTGAAAAAGTATTATTCCGTGTTTCAATATCGTTAACTGACGGATTACCTGAAACAGGCGTAAAAATATTATCTATTTTAAATGCTCCTAAAGGTTCAGGTAACGCATTATTACCAAAGATAAACCTTTGATCATTTGATAACATTTTTAAATCTGTTGCTATATTTGATACTACAAAAGCACTCATGCCCAAATTACCTCTACTTGATCGTGCATTAAATCCCAAAGAAACTTGGCATTTAAAGCATCTTGTTGTTCTACTTGATCAGACTTTAAATTACTGATTTTATGATTGTTTAAATTAACTGTGTTCTGTGCAATTTTAATTTGATCTAATGTTAAATTTAATGTTGTTATAACAGGATCATAAATACTTCCAGAACCGCTGACATCCCCAGCAAGATTTATTGTTAAACCATTAACTTTACTTTCTAAAGCAGCAACACCTATCACTAATCCTGCAACTTGAACTTGTAAGGCAAGAAATCCACCAATTCCTCCGATAATATTAATTGCACTCTCAAGGCCATTAACTAAACTTTGTAAAGAACTTACCAAAGAAAATAAATTTGCTATATCTGATAAAGCTCCGCTCATGTCCTCTTCAACTGCACTAAGATCATCTACCTCTACTGGTCTATTACTTATATTTCCTCGCCAGATTTTGTGATTAGAAAGATTTGGTAAAGATGTAATTGGAATAATAAAGAATGTGCTAACAGTTCCACCCGTATTGTATATAAAACCATCATTAAGCTCGGAGAGAACCTGAGCATTTGGAAAATCTACGTCCGGAAATCCAATAATAAAAGAAGTATCAAATACATCATTAACATCACGTCTTAAATTTGCAATATCCAATCTCATATCTATTAATATTGGTGATGGGGTAGAAAAACCTTGTCCATCTCCAATAAGGATATAATCTTCTGGTATGCAAAGCCTACCTGTTACTGGTGATATAAAATTAAATAATACATCATATTTCATAGAGATAAATGCCCTATGAAAGTTGAAATATTATCAATATCGTTATTAAATACAGTTTGCGCAGTCTGTTCATAATAAGCTAATATATCAGAATCAGTATTATCAAGCTCAGTATTTTTGTCAGGATCTAATTGTGGTTGGAATCTATAATAGTAAGTCCTTTGTAATGTATAAGAAGACTCCAGAAAAAAAGCACGTGCTATTGATTCTTGCGCACCTGTTGAAGCTATGTTAAATAAGCTAAATATTTCTTCAACTGTACTTACTTGTGCTGGAGGTTCTTCTGGATCATCAGGTACTCCAGGATCAAATCCCATTTTTCCTATTCCCGTTCCCAAAGAAAGCAAACAAACTCTTTTAGCAGTTGGTTTAATTATTTGAGCTAATGCTTTTCCGAATTGTGCAGGGTTGTTGCAATATATACCACCATCTTTATAAACATGAGCATTCATAGTTAAAGAAGGTAAATATACTGGCGCTGCTCCAGTAGCTAATGCTACGTTACTTATTAATTCATTCTGTCCCGTAAATTCTGGATAATTAAGATTTGAAAATAATACATATCGTTTAGTATCAAATTCATAAGTAGGAATTATAACTTTAGTTTTTAGATTTTGAAGAGTTGCAGATGTTCCGTTAATCTTAAATGTATCCTGAACAGTTTTATATAATAACCCAGAACCATAATTTTGAGCGGTAGGTCCAGAAGATTGATAAAAAGGTGTATTTGTGGCAATTAATGCAAGTTTAGCGGCTATATTAGGACGCAAAGACGGAATAATTGAAGATAAACTAAAAATATACGGCCCTTGTGTAGTAAAAAAAGGTGACATCTCAGCAGGAGTTAAGCCAAAAGCTAATGATAAAGCCATAATTCCGCCTACAGAAGTACCACATATCACATCAAATTCTTGCCATATTTTAGATGGATCAACTCCCCATTGTTGAATAAATAACTCTAGAAACTTAAGTGGTAGATATCCTCTCTGCCCTCCTCCATCAATCTCTAGTATTTTTAAGGTATCTTTACTCACAATCAAAAATACCTCGGTCTATCATTATATTGATAACGCATTTCCACTTGTCTTTTTGTCCTCGCAAGTCCTAAACCATCAAGCATAGCAAATTCAAGAGCGTTCATTAAATGGTCTCGCCCTTTCATGATTTTACCTTTATCGTCTCTTGAATATCCCCGCCATTCTTCCATAAATTTACGACAGGTATTAAAGACCTTGAACCGCCCTGTTCTTATTCGCTCTAGCACATTATCTACGGCAAGCTCTTTGGCATATCTTCCCTTACGGAGGGCTAGACCAGCTTTTGCATAATCATCAATAAGTTTCTCGCCGTCTCTTTGAGAACCTTGATTAACAGCTGGATCACAAACCCCTGGTATCCAATCGCAACCCATTAGCATAAGAGAGGCAGCATGCTGGGCAGCTGTTTTTTCACTAACCGAGTATTCTTTGTAAACGTAGAGTGTATCGTTATCTTTATCGTGGGCCAGAAATACGACTGCGGTAGGAGCAAAAAAGCCAACATCCATACCAAACACACAGGCAAAGTGTCTAGGTATCTCAAAAGGCTCAATTAAAAACTCAGACTCTTGTACTTGATAGACCAGACCAGAACCAACGCTCGGTATTCCTTTTTCTCTAGCTTCTAACTCATAAGGTTTTAAGGTAGCTCTTAGCTGCTGCTTAGTATCCTCCGATAAATGCAGGTTATCGTCCCAAGTAGCTTGGATATAATATTTGCCATTAATGGTTATTTCAGGGTCGCTGCGGACTATCTCAAAATCTTCATTTTGTAAGTCTTCTACAGAAGTTATTTCCTCTGATCTTACTTTAGAGACTCTTTGCTCTAAAAAGTAAGACATCATCTCAGTATATCCCTTTAAAGGTGTCATCGTAAGAATTAAACGTCCTTGTCCTACTCCGTCAACGTCGCTAAGCCGCATAGCACATTCGGTATATACATCCTTAGGCGGTTCTTCATCCAAGTGAATTAGATGACATCTTGCCCCTTGGAATTTCTCTCTGCCCTGCTTGTAAGATTTAAAGTAAAGACTGGAGAAACCACCGCTAGAGTGTTTTATATGTACGTAATCAACAGCTCCGTTAACTCCTGAGAGCATTGCTTTTTTCAAGATTAGGCTAGGATGAATAAGACCTTGGTCAAACGCCCCATCAGAGGTATAACCGCCGATCAATTTAAGCTGTAAAACGTTTCTGGTAATCTCATAGTTTTCAGATGCTACCCAAGCAACAATTGGGTGATTGAACCTATGCCCATCCCACCAATCAGGATAAACACCCGTTAAATGTATTGCATCCTCAATGCAACCACAGTAGGTTTTACCTGTTCTGTTACCTGCTAGGAATAAACGCTCAATAGAGTTTTCCCCTGCCTTGTGAAAGCTAGCTTGTTTGGGATTAGGATAATAAAAACGGAACTCTTTTTGACGTTTAGTCTCAAGGTCTTTATCAGTAAAAAGCATTTATAAAATTTGCAAGGTTCTATTGTAGTAAAATTATAACTATTTATATGAACTAATACAATAATATTTATTCATTAACAAAATCTCCATTATCCCCTGCAAGCTGAATATCATCGTCATTACAACACCATTGTTTTAACGATAAAAAACCATCTGAAATACTATTACAAGTAGCATTGATATTATCATATAATTTATTAGCCTCAAAGGTTGAATGAGATATAAAAAGCGGTGTAAATAAAAACCCTTTTAATAAAGGGTTCCATTCTTCGGTAGCTTTTAATCCTAATGAGACCAAAGGAAGAGTAAGCCATGCACCCTCAATAACTGAAGCAGTAGCATTTAGTACTTTCTTTATTGAACATGATGTCTCGTTATGCTCAAATAAAGACTTAATAGCCTGATATTCAAATATAGCAGTTCCTCCAGAGCCAAGTATTCCACCTGCTACAATTCCCGTTACTAACGCTGTTGTTTCATCAATTCCCATCGCTTCTACTACAGCTTTAGCTATTTCAGTATAAGCTATAGCTCTTCCAGCAATAGAAAGTCCTGTTAAACCATAAACAATTAATTTACTACCTACATTTTCAAGTTTAACACTGCTATTTTTATTAATATCATCTACAGTATTTACCGATTCTATTATGCGATCAATTACCAAAGGAACAGTAGTAAACGTGGCCCATGCCATAAATTCATCAAATCCTTGTGAATCAGCTACCGCTTGATTGTGCAGTTCTACTGTCCAAAGTAATCCTAATGGAAGAATTACAGACCAAGAAGCTCCAATCTTACTCATAAAAATACAGATATTCTTAGATTCTGGTACTATATCCTCTTGCTGTTTTTTTATGAAATTATACATAGTAGCAAATGACGAAAATGCTGTAATAATGAAAGTATTTGCTGTTGATAATTCAAATAAAATTTTGTTACTGTGAATATCAACGCCAAATTGTTCAGAATTTTTAATTAAATTATTAAAAATAGGCATCATGGCAAGCCCTGTTCCAACAGCAACAAATGTACTTGGCACTATCCTTTTTATTAAATCAAATTTTGTTGTTTTAGTGATTATTATATTTTTATGATCTCCGTAAATGTCAGAAATTATGTAATATTTGTTATTGCTATCATAATTTATTAGGGAATTGCTATTATTGGACGTTGTGCTAATTTCTTCAATTTCTTGTTTCTCTATTATTTCTATATCATTTTCAAGATTATTAATAACTAATGATTCCTCATTATTTTCTTCATCACTAATGTAAGGAATAAAATCATTAAATTTTACTGGAGAACTTGAGACTAAAGGTGTATTAACATTTGGTAAGTTTTTTACTTCTTTGGCTATATCTATGGCTTCAGTTCTAGTACTTCTTTTTAAAAGTTTTTTTTTCATACTAGCAAGCATCCCAAGGTGCACATCTGTAACTCGCTTGTTCTATCTTTTTAGCGTAAACAGGATGAACTGAATGTTGTTCTATTGTCTGTATAATCCATATTGTACAGACAAGTTGCATAATGATTACTAAAAATATGTCTATTTTCATAGTGTTACTTGCAAGGTTACTTAGCAAGTATTATACAGATATTGCTTGACTTAGGCAATTATATTTAGTATCTGTTATTTAGCAATTGTTAGTAAGTTCTAGGTCTTGATGCACTTTTCCTAGAACTTATCTTTATATCCCCCAAAAAATTAAAATCCTAAAAAATAGATTAAAAAATATCGTGTAAATTTGTATACATAACAAAGGTTATGACAAATGTTGCCAATTTATCACATCAAAAGGTTAAGGTTTTAGTTATTTTTTAATTCTTTTCTTCTCTAAAATGTTCCCTTAAAATATAAAGCACCTGTGCTTTTCTTGTGCGCAAATCTTTTGCCGCTTCTTGATCTATTTTCTCAAGTAGCTCTGGGTCTAATTCAACGTGGACAATAATTTTTTGTTCTTTGGTCATCTAATCCTCATCTGTTAATTTTTCCAACATCTCCACATGTTGTTTTGTATGTGCAGAAAATATATAACCAGTATCTTTTAAATTATTTTCCACCGCTTTAAATAATTTTAATCTTTCTTTTAAACGTTCTTTAGGATAGCCAACACTTTCGAATATATCCAAAAACGCTGCTTTAAGATGTGGGTTTGTCATTTAGCCCTCTTTTTTTGTTGCCTTAATACTAAAGTCAGTATTAGTAATTGTTAAAATATCCTTAATAACAGTGGTAACCATATGTGTTTTTAAATCATTACTCGCATTAATTTCCTTGCAGTCACTATTGATTACTTCACAGATGCTGCTTACCAGTAAAGTAATTCTTTCTACATTATTTAAGTTATATGTATAAATTTTTGCTTGAGGCTCTTTATCCTCTAGTACAATTACTTTTCTATTTAAATAAAGTAAGTTTTCTATAATTTTTTTCATTCCACCACCTCCCAGTCATTAGATAATACTTCTTCCAGTGTAAAAGCGTTTTCCCAATCAAATTGGGTAAGTTCAAAATAGATGTGATTATTATCTAAGTTATTTTTTGAACCTGAAAGGGGTTTATACATATCAGTTACGTAAATTTTACCATCTATATTTTTATAAACATCATCGTTATGTTTTATTAGCAAATTAGGATTTTCTTTTAATTTAATAAAAGCTTCGTGTATATTCATTCTACTACCTCCCAATCTTCCGCTAGAATATCATCTAAAGATAGAAAATATTTATCTGTTGTACCATAAATCAAAATAGAATTAGCAAACATAAATAACTTCATATGCCAATCCTTACGCCTTATCTTTTTACCACAATTAAGCTCTTTTAATGCTTTTTTAATGTCCATATTTTTTTCTCTCCTGATAATATTTTTTTACTAATAACCTGAGATAATTTATTTTTACTTCTGTGTCGCTACTTTCCCAATTGTCCAGAAGATAATCTAATACTTCGTTCTCGGCTTCTTTTACTTTTGTGTTACTCATTTTGTTACCTCTTATTAATTTGTTTTTATGCTGCTTGTTTTGCTTTAAAAAACTCAGCAAATAAATAGTTATCAGTACTAGAACAATAACACTCCACAGGAAATTCAAAATTATATTTCTTTTCTAAATTATCTTTGTATTTTTCCCATTTTGTAAAGGTTAAGGAATAATACGACTGTAGTGCTAAATAACGTTGATATATATCTGAAGCTTTATAGTCTAGTAAATCTTTTTGAGTGTTATTACGTTGAAACTCTAAAAGTTCATTTAAAGCCTTGGACTTTAATTTTTCTAAATCTAGTAATTTTTGATATTCTTTTTCCATGATATTTAATCCTCCATTTGTTTGTAATTACATATTATAATACTTTTAAAGTAATGTCTAGTTACTTTTTAAGTAATTATAAAGTTTTTTACAACTATGATAAATTTATCACAAGAAAAGATAGAGTAGTAAGGTCAATCTTATTTAGATTATTGGAATGAGTTAACAGATGTTTAAAGTGGTATAAATAGATAGTTTTTTGAGTATCCAGAAAACGGCCGTTTTTCTTATACTTTAGGCATAAAAAAAAGACGGGGAGTGAATCCGTCTTTTAAAGGTATTAATATAGGTAGTGGAAGAATACTTTATCTAGTTTTAACTGTCAATCTTCTTTTGCTTCGCCTCCTCTAACCATTTATAGATTTGGTCTATTTTGTCGCCCTCTAGCAATTCAAGTACTGATGTCCCCTGCTCTTTTATCTCTTCTTTTTCTGGGGCGTTCTTAAACGCCTTGATTTCCTCCATAGCTTCCTCATGTGTTAGCTCTGTAAAGCCAGATAAAGCAGCGGTTACGGCTTCTAGTCTAGTTTTCCCCTCCTCTGTTTTAACTTGTACAGTTGGTTGATATACGCTTTTAGGTAATAGTTTGTTAAAGTATATCTGATGTGCCCAACCCTCTCCTATTTCTAGGTTATTCCATAAGACGTCAAATGCCTCTTTGTACTTTTCACTTGCTAGAGATTGAAATTTTGCCCGTTCTATTGTCGTTTTGTTGAGAGTTCCTTTTGCCTTTCCTTTAGGATTTGCTACCTGTCCTTTTTTAAAATATCTAC